GGGGCGGGCCGAGTGACGGTGTCGGTGGCTTGGGACCGAGTCGTTGGGCCGGTCCGTGGGGCAGGCGTATCTGATGAACGTGGGCGAAGCCGTTGTTCGGCGCAAGATGCAGACGCTCGCCGCGTTGGACACTGAGTTTGAGTATTGGCGGGACCACTATCAAGATCTCGCGGCGTACATTCTACCCCGCCGCTACCAGTGGTTGGGTCAGTATGGACCGCTTGGGGAAGCCGAGAGGGGTCAGCGGGGACGGCAACGAAGTGAACGGATCAAGGATGGCTTGGGGACGCGGGCTGCACGGAAGCTGGCTGCCGGGATGATGGGCGGGATCACAAGTCCGACGCGTCCGTGGTTTCGCTTGGGGCTTGCGGGAGCGGAGAAGCTCGGTGAGGAGCCGGTCATCGTTCGACGTTATCTCGATGAGGTCCAGCTGCGCATCCAGCGCGTTTTGAGCGTCTCAAACTTTTACGAGACGCTTTCGAGCCAGTACCTCGATGTCGGCGTTTTCGGGACGAGTGCTTTCCTTTGTTACGAGGATCCGGAGACTTTCGTGCGTTTTTACGCCTGTCCTGTCGGCGCGTTCCGGCTGGCAAATGACTCGCGGCGGAGCGTTAACACGTTTGGCCGACGCTTTCAAATGACGGTTGAGCAGGTGGTTTCTCGTTTTGGGCTGGCGAATTGCTCGGAACGGGTTCGCGAGAGTTGGACGCGGGGTGGGAATCGGCTGAGGGAGCTTGTGAGTGTTTGCCACTTGATCGAAGAGAACGATGATCGGGAAGAGGCCCTTGCGCCGATGTATCGCTATCGGGAGTTTTATTGGGAGAAGAAGGAGACGGGCGGGGAGCTGCTGGAGGCGGCGGGTTACGAAGAGAAGCCGATGATGTGCCCGCGTTGGGAGCTCACCGGCGAAGACGTCTATGGCACGAGTCCGGGGATGGACGCTCTTCCGGATATAATGCAGCTTCAGCAGGAAACCGTGCGTAAGGCACAAGGGATTGATAAGATGGTGAATCCGCCGCTTGTGGCGGATCATGCTGTGAAAAGTTGGGGCACCCCAAGTGTGGTGCCGGGTGGGGTTACCTTCGTGCCGAGCGGGAGCGCGGTGGGCGTTAAGCCGCTTTATGAGGTTAGTTTGCCGCTCGGTTATTTAACCGAAGATATTTCTCAGGTCAAGATCGCGATTCAGGAAACGTTCTACAACGACCTCTTCGCGATGATCTCGCAGCTTCAGACAGTGCGGAGCGCAACGGAGATCGATGCTCGGCAGGAGGAGAAGCTGATTCTGTTGGGACCGGTTCTGGAGAGATTTGAAAGTGAGGTGCTGGAACCCGTCATAACGCGGGTTTATCGGGTGTTGGAGCGCCGGGGTGTGCTGCCGGAGCCCCCGCCGAACCTTGAGGGCGCAGAAATGCAAATCCAGTATGTCTCGATACTGGCAGAGGCTCAACGGGCGATTGGGGCGGGGAGTTTGGAACGCTGGGCGCAAATGCTTGGAAACCTGGGCGGCATTTTTCCAGAGACTCACCATGTGCTGGACGCGAGGGAGTTCATGCGGGAGTATGCGGATATATTGAATGTGCCTGCAAGGGTACTCCGAACGCGGGAAGAAGTGGATGAGCGGCTCGGGGCCGAGCAGGAGCGGCTGGCGCGGCAAGAAGCCGCAGCAGAAGGAGAACAGTTGGCGAAGACTCAGGCGTTGTTGGCGGATGCCGAGGTGACGGGGCTGACGGAGGGAGCTGGAGCGTGACGGAGGGTAAGATTCGGGCGGAGCATGAGCGAGAAGATGCGGCTCTTGTGGAGAAGGCACTTTTGGGGCTATTGGAGACTGTTGAGGGCCGACGGTTCCTTTGGATGGTCGTTGGTCTCGGGAGGTTGTTTGTAAACGCCTTTGATACTGATGCGGCTCGGATGGCGTTTCGGCTCGGGGAGCAAAATGTGGCGCAGCAAATTCTGCTGAGGATTGCAGAGCTGTCGCCGGAAGGTTGGTACACTGTACAGAAGGAGATGAATGATGTCAGAAAACGAAGGGAACGGCAACTCGCCGGAAGCGGTGTCGGGGAATGAAGCGGAAGGCGCGGGAGAAGCTAGCCCGGCAAATGAAGGTTCACTCGGACTTGAGGGAGCGGCAACGCACGCGGACGGTACGCTTGGTCTCGAGACGAGCGATAAGGGACGTGAAGAGGCGGCCTGGACAGATGTGACGGCGGAAGGGCTTGCGAAACTGTTTCCAGAAAAAGTGACGGTTGGAGACGCTGAGCACGAGTATAAGGCGTCGAAAGGGGATGTGGAAGCCCTTGTCGGGCTGGCGAATGAATTGAAGATTCCGGCTGAGAAGCTGGTGGCATATCACGTTGGGCGGCAGGTCGATAGTGCTGTGGTGGGGCAGCAGGAATGGGCGCAGCAGCTGGAGACGTGGCAGAAGGAGGTCATGGGGCACCCGACACTTGGCGGGGCTATGTGGCCGCAAACGAGGGACAAAGTGGTGGATCTGGTGAACCGATTCGGTGATGACAATTTCAAGGCGTTCCTGGCCCAAACAGGGGGACAGGCATACCTTCCCGTCATTGAGTTTCTTCACAAGGTCGCAGCGCAAGTGCCTGCAAAAGGGGCTCCGGCATCGGGGCAAGTTGTGGGGAATGTACGGTCGCTTGAAGATCGACTGTTCCCGCAGGTGAAAGGAGGTTAATGTGGCACTTTTAAGCACGAACAAAAATCCATCGCTGGTGGATTGGAGGCAGTCGCAGGACCCGAATGGGCAGGTCGCGGCGGTCATTGAGGTACTGGATCAGACGAATGAGGTTCTGAGGGATCTCGTTTTTCAGGAGGGGAACCTCGAAACGGGTCATCGGACGACGATCCGGAGCGGGCTGCCGGAAGGCACGTGGAGACGGCTGTATGGCGGTGTTCAACCTACGAAGAGCCGAAGGGTTCAAGTGGATGAACATTGTGGGATGCTCGAAGCTTATAATGAAGTCGATAAGGCGCTGGCTGACCTGAACGGAAATACAGCGGCATTTCGGCTGAGTGAGGCGGTTGCTCAGATCGAGGGCATGAACCAACAAATGGCAAAGCAGGTCTTCTACGGGAGTAAGCTGGATGTCGAGCGGTTTGAAGGGCTGTCGAGTCGTTTTGGAGCGAAGAGCGCGGAAAATGGTGATAACATCATTGATGCTGGTGGTACTGGGAGTGACAACCGGTCGATCTGGCTGGTAGTGTGGGGGCCGATGACCTGTATGGGCCTGATCCCGAAGGGTTCGACGGCAGGGCTCCAAGTGACCGACAAGGGCCAAGTGACCATTGAGGACGCGACGGGCAGCAACGGCGGTCGAATGGAAGGCTATCGGATGCATTTCCGCTGGGACGTTGGGCTTTGCGTGAAAGACTGGCGTTATGTCGTCCGGATCGCGAACATCGACAAGAGCGAGCTCACAACGAACGGGACGAATGCGGCGGATCTCCCCGAACTGATGTTCCAGGCGATAGATCTGATACCGAACTTGGGAATGGGCAGTGGCGGTGCAGGTGCGATGCAAGGCACGAAGGCGTTTTACATGTCTCGGGACATTAAAACGGCTTTGCGGCAGCAGCTGGCTCGGGAGGTCAAGCAATCTACGCTTGAGATCGAAAATGTGGGCGGCGTTCGCACGGAGATGTTCCAAGGCATTCCGCTGCGCCGCGTCGATGCACTGGCTGTGGACGAAACGCGAGTTACTTAAGGAGAACGAAATGATCGTTGATAAAAATCTCGTTTTTTGCGAGGATATGAGCCTGATAGCGTCGGGCTCCGGAACGGCGTATGGCACTGATACGTTGGATCTGGGGGACGAAGTGCATTTGGGTGTGGGCATGCCGCTCTGGGTTATTGTGCAAATGGAGAAGGGGCTGGCCGGAGGAAACGTGACGGTGCAGCTCCGCACGGGGAGTGGTGTGAACGGTTCGGGGCGCATCAATGCGGGAGCGGTGACGTACGCGCAAAGCGGTGCAATATCTCCGGCGGATATGGCGGCTGGCGATCGGTTTTGCTTCGCAGTGAATCTGTACCCGGATAAGCTGAAGCGGTATGTGGAGGTCGGATTTCAGCGCAGTGCGGCGATCACGGCAGGGGAGGTGACGGCGTTTCTGTCGAATCAACTGCCGGCGTGGGCTCCGCAAGCAGACGCTACCAACTGAGGCGGTAAACGATGAGAGCGCGGCTTAAGCATCCGTTTTTTACGGGGGACGTTTATTATGGCGTGGGAGTCCATGAC